CAACTTCATAGTATCCCCCGACATAGCAACTTCAATGTCGTTATACCCATTGAACGATTGCTTTGCCAAAACCTTATCATTACTAGAAATCAACTCATAATGTCCACTAACTTTTTCCTTTCCATCATCAGTCCTAGTAACTGATAGTTGGCTTATTCTTATCCCCCTTATTGCTATTGCCATTACAACCCCCTTTGTTCTTCCAACGGATTAACCTCGACCCTTACATTAATATCAGAACTACGCAATCTACTTTGATATCTCGATCTGGCCCAGCAACTTCTTTTTAAAAGACATTCCCTGCAATAGGTATGTCCTTCCTTTCGTGGATTATGACACCCTGATTGATAACACTTATTCGGATCTGCCAATACCTTTCGTTTTAGATACTCGGTTTGTCGACTCATACACTAATCCTTGCTTCCTTGTATTCATAACCAATAACCACAGGCCAAGCTATAAGAGTACAAACAGCTTCTTTCCAAGATAGTCTATACTTGGGATTTTTCTTTACTTCATCGTGAAATACCATTCCCAAAACAAACATCCAACCAATTAACCAAATCGCTGTTCCAGTTTTCATTATCGCATCCTTTCATAATACGCATTAAGTTCTTCATCATTTGCGCTATCCCTAAGCCTGAAGAAATCCCGCCAAAGCGCCTCTATCTTGTCATGATTAATCTTCTCTTTACGATACAACCTCATCAGACTTAATTTGATCCTAACCATAGCATTGTCTATTTTAGACATAAATCCCCCATTGTTATGAATCAAACCCAAATACCATTCTTACGTCTTCATCTTTAATATTATCCTCATAAGAACATTCTAGAATTAATTCTAACTCTTTAACAACTAATGTTAGCCATTTAAGGCGTTTTAAGCATGAAACTTTCCAAGTAGTCCTTACATAGTCTTTTGCATTGGTATACTCACACCAATTATCTGGAATCTTTCCACTCTGTAATTGCTTGTATTGTTCAAGGCTTATCATTCCATGAATTTCATATAACTTATTTTTATATGTTTTTATTTTATCCTTTAATTCCTTTAATGTAACCCAACTATGCGAGTGATCTCCCATCCATTTCTTTTTTTCATCATAATCATAAATATGATCTTCGTATTTCATTTTAAAACCTTCTGGTAGTCCTCTTGGTTCAGCTATAGGCTTCCAACCCTCTCCCGTATCACATCCAGCAAATCCGCTACCATTTCTAACATTAGCAAGAACCGCAAAAGAATCATAAGTTCTCCACTCATCTGCTATATTTTCTCTCTTTGTTTCCCACTTTCCATCTCTGCCCCTTATCTGTCCAACTGTATGTATATCGCAACCCATGTTAAATCCCCCCCCTTTTTAAACAACTACCACAATAGGCCGTATTTCAACGGAAACGGCCTTTTCCCGTGTTTTTATGCCTATAATGACCATCTGTAGGCTCTAGCACTCTTTAAAGAACGTATGATGAAGTATTTTAACAGTCCTTTTAACCCTCGGACTTGATGCCCAAGAAGGACTGCACAAGGACAAATTAGCATATAGATTCGCCCCTTTGGTTATATTACTCGTCTTAGACAGTCTCCAAGCTTGCTCCGCTAGTCTATAATCATCCTTGCCAAACTTAAGCACTCTAGAAACCGCATCCAATCGGTCATTCCAACAACTAAATTGTTTCTTCTGTAGGCATACTTCCTCAAAGGATAATCCGCGATCCTTTGCTCTATTGCGTATAACCTCGGCAACCGCTTGCATTCCTAAAACGCCATCACATTTCGCTTCCATTAATAGCGTCTGCAGGACTACCGGACTTTCCGCAAAGCAATTTACACCTATTAACATTGACGCAATTATCAGGATTAATCGCTTCATTTTACATCCTCAGCATGTTTAATTGCCTTAATCAATTTAACCAAAGTACTTCCATTTTCAGTCCCCTATTAGGCTAAGTTATCCTGCATCCAATTCTGCAGGGTTTTATTGTCGCATCCAATTTCTACTAGTTGCGCTCCTAGTTCTTTCCAAGCTTCCAGCATTTCAGCGGTTGTCATTTTAGATATCTGTTTTGAGTTCATCTTCTCCCCCTCGTTTATCATTCCGTTAGTGTTGATTGATCTACTCATACGTCAAGTGTAGCATAATATAGGATAATGTCAAGTGCGTAACAAGGAAAATAACACTAAAAGCAATAAAGATTAAAAAGGTAGATATTCTACATATCAACACAAAAATTCGCCATCATACAATATGTAGTAACACTTCATTAAAAACCCTTGACAGTGGCAATCAATCGTATTATCGTAATTATACGATGAATGAAGAAACCGCCTCCAACGACTTACCCGCAAAGATTCACGCAAGAGCAATTTCAAGACGCATAACAAGAAAACATAATCCCAATAAGCCTTTAACCGCTAAACAACTTGAAATATTCCAACTATATGAATCAGGAAAAACCCAAACAGAAATTTGTGCCATATTAAACAAATCCGGTTCATACATAAGCGACACGCTTAGAGACTTTGCCCATAGATACAAGGTAAACAAGGAATTTATCAAGCTAAACGGCATCAATATCCTCAATTCTAAGGTAAAAGAGAAGCAAAATAACCCTTCAAATAAGGATATTGTTGATATTGTCGTAAGCCTAAGCGATCTTGTGGAACCTAAAAAAGGTCAAGATATTAACCTGATAGACAAACAGCTAAACTTGTCAATAAATGATGAAGCCATGAATAATCTGCCTTTGGCGGATAAACTGGAAAGAATTAGAAGAGTACTTTCGGAAGGTGCTGGTAATTAATGGCGATTTGTTCAGATAAAAGATTTAATGCGTTCCATTGTCCAAGATGCTGCGGAACCAAGTGGGATATGGATAGAAAATGCTATTGTTGCGGTTATGTTATTGGAGACAAACTAACCGAAGAAGAATCTCACGGCACAACAATTAAATCTCATTATAGTCATTGGAATCACGATGTCATTGATCCGTAATGATGATCACTTATGGTCTACTTGCCCTCACCATCATCGACAGATATACCTAGGCTACTGCCTATCTTGTATTATGCAGGCCAAGCACCATCTCTCAAGCGTACCAATGGCAAAGACTATGTATGACACTAAGCACAAGCACATCATCAAGCATACGATCATAAGCATGGAAGTAAATAGGGTGGGGGGGGAGCCAGAAGTCGGGAGTGGGGTCTAGGAGCATGGGACCTCTCCCAAATTTTTATATATTTTTTTAATATAAGTAGAACAAAAAGGTAGATAATGGAGCCTAATATGAAATTCACAATAGCCTTCACCGACAAGTCCAAGATCAAGCTCAAGTCCTTCAACTACGACCCAGAACGCTCAAGTCTATGTGGGGCGAACATGAGTGTGTATAGTTATGATAAGAATAAGGTGATTTCGTTTAGTTTGACTAATCCGCAGATTGCTTATGTGGAGTATGAGGTAGAGTGAGCGTACCGTTTAAACAACCAGATATCACGGGTTCTACGGCGAAGGTCTCCACGATCATGGAGGCCAATGGGAGTAATCTGGATAAGGTTACTGCTATGAACGCCGCTTTTGAGTGTCCTAGGACACTGCATGAGAACATGGAGTTTCGTGTAAATCTTGGCTTAAAGACTGCTCGTAGTGCTGAACTACAGGCTCTTTTAAAAAGTGTTTGCAAAGAGGATATCATATTCTGGATTAATGCGTTTGTGTATACCTACGATCCTCGTAAGAATCCATCCGTCATACCTTTCGTCCTATACGACTTTCAGGAGAAGTTTATTAAAGAATTATGTTGGAGGATTGATAACCAGAAGGATTTGCTTATTGATAAGTCTAGGGACATGGGTGTTACTTGGTGCGTTCTTCTCGTAATGACTTGGTACTGGCAGTTTGCTGGAAGTGGGTTTGACTTCCTAGTTGGATCGCGTAAGGAGTCCTACATTGATGTCATGGGCAACATGGACACGCTCATGGAGAAGATCAGATTCATCATTAAGAACGAGCCAGCGTTCCTACGCCCAAAAGGATTTGACCTAAAGACTCACTCTAACTACATGCGAATCATTAACCCTGAGTCTAGAGCGACCATCACAGGTGAAGCGACTAATAATAACTTTAGTCGTGGTGGTAGACGCAGGGCAATATTCTTTGATGAGTTTGCTTTTTGGGAATGCGATAAGGCAGCATGGAGGTCTAGTGGGGACTCTACAAACTGTAGGATAGTGGTATCCACTCCACAAGGATTTAATAACCATTTTGCCGAACTTAGACATTCGGGGGCCATAGATACCAGGACTTTTCATTGGAAACTTCACCCAGAAAAGAATGATGTTTGGTATCAGAATGAGTGCGCTAGAAGAAACTACGATAAGATTTCCATAGCTCAAGAACTTGATATTTCATATGAGATGTCTGATGAAGGGATATTGTTTCCTTGGGAAGATTTAAAGAGGGGTATTCATAACAAGCCAAATATGTCTAGGGAGAGGGTTATTGTTGCGGCTGATTATGCAGGTGAGGGCGATGATGAGGCAGTTATCTATGTTAGTAATAATGGGAATATTCTTGATAGAAAATATTTGAAGGGTAGTGCGGATGGGTTGGCTGCGGAGTGCGTGGCCATGATTAATAAGTACAGCGCGCAGGTATTCATTTGTGATGCTATTGGGAATGACCTTATTAACATGGTTTCTATGCTTCTTGGTAAGAACGCAGATGGAGTTAAGTTAGTAGCATTTAAGTCAAACGAACAGGCTACTGATAAGGAGAAATTCTTTAATAAAAGGGCTGAGTGTTACTACACAGCTGCTAAGATGCTAAAAAGTGGTAATGTACAGGTTGATGATGATTATACTCTTCATCGTCAACTTAATGCAACTAAGTATGAAACTAAGAATGGGCGGATAATTATTATCCCCAAGGAAGACATTAAGAAGTTAATATCATCCTCTCCTGATAGGGCAGATGCTTGGGTATTAAGTGTTGAGGGACTTAAATACACACATTCAAGAGATGAGGTTGAAATGAAGGATAGGTATAGACAATCTCGTAATAGCTTTGGGTATGGAAAAATTATATCTGACGAACAGGCTTACGGAGATTGGGGAGATCATTTAGATGAATAAACTAAAAAGGTATTTGTATTGTATGTATTGTCATTCCCTACTTACAGAGAAATGGTTTTGGAATGATTGTTTCCCACACCATGATGCTTGCCCTTGTAAAGTTGAGATATCCCAATGAGTAGTATTCTACTAACTGGTGGTTCTGGAAGATTAGGATTTGAATTAAAAAATTTATTTGATAAAAACAATATTGATTATATTGCTCCTAGTAGGGATGAATTAAATATTCTTGATAAATGGACAATTAAAAAATATGCAAATTGTAGCCTTATAGTACATTGTGCAGCTTATACTGATGTATCTTTGGCAGAACATGATAAAGATGTATGTTATCAAGTTAATGTAATAGGAACTAGAAATCTTACAGAATTACAAATACCAATGATTTATATATCCACAGATGGTGTATTTGATGGACGTAAAGGGAATTATATGGAGGTTGATTACCCAAGACCTATAAATTTTTATGGACTAACTAAATTACTTGGTGAGTATGAATCATTTAGGGTTCCTGGGGTAGTTATACGAACAAGTTTTAAACCAAGACCATTTGAACATAGTGGTGCATTAGTTGACCAATATACTACTTCTGATTATGTAGATATTATGTCTAATAAAATATTTAAAGTTATTAAAAATTGGGATAGATTTCCAAGAATTATTCATGTTGGATCTAAAAAAAGATCTATATATCAACTAGCCCTACAAACTAATCCTAATGTATATAAAATAACTAGGGATTGTTTAGAAGTTAAATTGCCACATGATATTTCATTAAATACGTTACTTTATGACAAATTGGTGCAAGAAATTGATTAAAATTGACGATTACGGACAAGAAATTGTTGACATAGGGCGTAAAATAGATGAGATAGAGGATTTAGAATCGCCCATGCATAATTTTATCTACAGTAGAGATAAATTATTAAAAATTCTTAGAGTTTATAAGCACTATTTGGAAGATTTAAATAAAGCAATTAATTTTACGAAGGGAAGTTAAAATGCAAGAAGTTGATGCAAAAGAAAAAAGTAACAAGATTTCTACACCGGATAGTGAGAGATACAAGTTTATTAAAGAATTGGCACAGAGAGTTAGACAAGACGATCAGGACAGGCAGACTTGGAAGGATAAGCAAGTTGTAGCATATAATCTTAGACTTGGACTAAGAAAAAGGACGAATAATCCATATCCTGGAGCATCCGCAGTTCCTATTCCTATTACAGACAAGTTTATCACGAAGCTCAAGGCGATGTATGTCAGTGTCGCTACCATGATGAAGAAGCAGATTGTGGTGACGGTGGAAGAGGGAGTGGAACAGCCGCCATTTGCCAAGGAGTCGGCTAAGAGGATTGAGTCGGCACTTAATGGACTGGTTCGTAAGCGTGATTTTCAATGGGCAAAGAAGATTACGTTGTTTGTAGATTACTTCCTTGAGAATGGACACAGCTTGTTCAAAGTCATTGAGAAGTTCTACACGAAGAAGGCTAATATTAAGTTGGACTTGAAGAAGTTTCCAGCAGAAGACTTGAAGGCGTTCCGCAAGTTAAAAGATGTCGAGATTAAGAATTACTTCATTGTGCGTTATGAACTAGATCCTAATGATGAAGAAGATGCGGAAGAACTAACGTCTATTGTAAAGCAAGTTAAGGGTGGTAAGAATTTCGTACAGTTCACTGTTGATAAATCGTATAGCGAACCCTCTGTTATTCCTGAGAAGGGAATCAGAATTATTGTTCCGTCGTCTACTTGCGAACTTCAGAACACTACACGCATCACCCACGACATGTGGATGCCGTATCACAAGATTAAGGAGTTAGCTGAGAGTGGGATTTATGATGAAGAGTCTGTTGATAAGTTAGATCCCGATAATGGAACTAACGATGATTCTCTAACGACTAACTCTTGGGCTACAGCAGAAGGGATTAACCCTAGTGAACAGAAGTCTACATTGTTTAACGTCAGGGAATGCCAAACTTATTATGACGATAAGAAGTGGGTATTTACTTGGGTTGAGAGAAGTGCTGATAGTGTCAATAAAGGGCAGCAACCCGAGGGAGATATCGTTATTCTACAGGAAAGAGAACTGCCTTACTCACATGGACTCTTTACTTACGTTAAACATGACTTTGAACTTAAAAGCCCAAGGTGGTACTCAAGTAGGGGTGTCCCAGAAAAGATTAGAGGATTACACCAAACCATAGAGAAGATGTATAACGCGAGGTTAATCAGAGATGAGTTTAACAACGCACCGATGTGGAGAGTTTCCAAGCAACTTGGACTCGCTGGAGATGAGATTCGATTTAGACCAGGACAGATTATTGAAGCAGAAACAGGAGAGGTTGAGCAGATTAATAAGGGAATCACGGTTGATATGTCGAGTGAGCGATTGGAACAACAGGCCAAGGCTTACGCAGAAGAGTACCTTTCTATTGCTGATTTCTCGTTAAGGTCTGCAGTAAATCCTGGTGGGTCGCGTACTGCAACTGAGATTCAGACGGTTCAGCAAAGTAGTGGTAGACAGATTAGTGCTGATATTGCGTTGTTCTTAGAGACGCTTTCGGAAGTTGCACAACACATGTACTTCATTCTTAAAGACTCGGTTGATACGCCTCGTTACGTTGGTGGGACGCTATTAAAGCCAGAAGACTTTTTGGTGAAGGTGAATATATCGTGGGTTGGGTCTGTGGAAGCCACTGACGCAGAGTTGCAGAATCAACGAGCCTTATCTCGTATTCAAGTATTGATGCAGGGTGCTGGACCCGCTGGTCTACTTACTCAAGAGAATATGTATAACTTGTTTTACGACTGGTTGAATAGAGACAGAGATATTGAGAATCCAGATACATTCCTGACGAAACCAGCAGAGATGCGTTCTCAGGATGTTGAGCGTCAGCAAGAAGAGATTGTGCGTATGCGTATGGGCTTTGATGCAGCAGTTCATCCTAATGACAATGATGATACGCACCTTCAGGTCGTTGAGGCTTACATGCAAGATCCGAATAATGCACAGGCGTTAGCAGACCAGAACT